GCCGTTAATTGTAAAGTCATTAGATCCTGAGTCAGTATTAAATATAGCTGCTGCGTCTATAGAAAGGCTGTCTCCTGCTGTTTCAGGGCTTAAAGTTGTGCCTGTCCTTATCCAAAATGTATTATCATCCACATATTTAGTTGTTGATATAGCTAATGCTGTGCCTCCTGTAGGTTGAGCGTTAAGCAGAGCGAAATCAATTGGAGCTGTAAGTGTGACTGATGCTCCATCTAAAATATGAGCTTCAGTAGTTCCATTGAATGAATAAGCTATACCAGAGCCATTCTTATTTATAGTGAAGTTTTTTAGACCAAAGGCTTTGTTGAAGGTTGAACTTCCATTAATATCTAGGCCATCAGTAATGACCAATGGAGTTATTATGCCTGACTTCCTTTTCCAATTGACAGAAGACAAAGCTAAATTTGCTTTTGCTAAAGCTTTGCCAGCATCAGCAGCCACATCAATAATTGGATTTGTGTTTACCTCATCAGCAACAGCAAACAGGTTCTCAAACTGTCTAATAGTTTCATGGTCAGGGAGAAACTTTGCTAACTGATCGCGGTTTATTTGTAGTGATGATGTTATTGGCATTATTTCATAGATTTAAGCAACAGCTCTTTTACGCTATCAATGCCGTCAACTATTCTAATCAAACGCTCATCTGTAATTTTATTATGCTCTTTAATCTGATCTATTTCAATCCCTATCCCTATCTGTCTATCAGATATTCTCCTCGTTCCTTGGTCTATACGTGCGTCACCTAGCCATAAAACAACCCCACCAGCAAAAGTAGCTAAAGCAACATAAGCAGCTATGGCAGAAATCTTTTCTGTGTTGCTTGCCGCCCTTCTATCATTAGTTTCTGATACAACTGAAGACAAAATATCTCTTAATTCTCTTTCAGTCATCAATACGCTAAAGGCTCAATAGTTGCTTCCAATCTTAAGAAAGACAAGTGAGCTGAAGAATCGCCCCTAAATCTCTGTGACCTAAATATCCTCATAAATCCTTGTCTTAGCCAGACTAATCTTTTGGCTCTATTTCCGATTTTTCCTACACTTATATATTTGTCTTGACTCCACGTTAAGCCATCAATAGAGTAACTTGTGCTTATCCTTGGATTTGTTCCTAGCTCTACGCTGCCGGTCAATGATATGAGTTCTAACCGGTTAAATATAGCGCCCATCGTTTCATTGAACCCTATCCTAGTGCCAAATTCCCACTTAACAACCTCGCCCCAGTGTGAGCCGATCGTGTCAGTAAAAGAGCCTACATTTGAGCTTGTAGGATCGCCCACTAGCCATTTGTCGTAAGCATAAACAAAGTTCTGAGCTTTATATTGTCCATTTGAATCTAGTATAAACCAAACCATTTCGCCAAAAGCTTGCGATGTTGAAGAGTCATAAACAATAGTTTTATCAGGCAAGTGAATATAAAGCAATTGATTTGTTTTATCGTTTCTTGCCTCAACCTTGATTTTGCTTAACTGTAATTCTGTGTATCCTTCAAGTATTTTGTCTATTTCTAAAGTGCTTATCTTGTTAGCATTTCCATTCTCACCAATATAAACACCAGGCTGCTCATTTCTTCCGCCACCTACAAAGGCAATCGCTTCCATATAAATGCAGCAAGCATGGGTACCAACACAACCTTTTTGAATTTGTGCTCCTTCCCTTCTTTGGAACGGGAAAAATTCAACGCCAATATTGTTAAATAATTCACTGGTGTACCTGTTTAAAGCCCATGCTTCATTCCTAAGCTTTAATATAGCTTCGATAGGGTCAGGGTCAATTTCTGAACTACCATATTTAAGAGGATTAACTGAAGTAGGATCATTTAATTCTGTAACAACTAGGAACTCTCCATCTGTGGTCATAAAGTAGCCATCTATCCAAATAACATCTAAGACTGTGCCTAAATCAACATCAGTAACTTGCGTAAGTGCTGCTCCATCCCAATAGAATAAGTTGTTATTTGATGCAACTGCCAGCCTATCAAAGCTATAGTCAAAAGTCACTAGATCAGTAGTTCCACCAACTTCTCCTAAAGTTGTTACACTGCCACTTCCATCAATAGAAACAAGTTTTGAACCCATTACGCGATAACAAACACCATTCCAATTTATACCGCCTCTGTCGACACCTGGCCCCGTTCCTTCGCTTAATATTCCATCAGCAGGACGAAGAAAACCATTGCTTATGCCGTTGGCTTGAGCTACTGGAATTAAGTTTTTAGGATATGATATCCTTAAACTTGGGTCTGTGTCGGCAAATACTCCGTTTAATATTGGGATTTGCATATTAATCTATAGGGTTAGACCTTCCGCGACCTCTTGAGCGTCCTCTTGCCAATTACTGACCGACACCAACAATATAATGCAGGCTTGGAGTGTTTGCCGCTGCTAAATATGTTATTGTATCATCATCAGCAAATTTAAATAAGGTTGATTGTCCACTAGGGGGCAAGTAATAATCAGCATTGGTGGCAGTTGAAGCGCCTTTTGTTATTCTTATATAGATTCCATCAGTTGCGTCTTGATTTGTTACGCATACAGAAGTTGTGCCTATTTTAATCGTAGCACCGGCAGAAGCACCAGTTACAACAACGACCCCTTCACCATAAACCGGCTGAAATGTTCTTTGTGATTTTTGGGCCATTATGCTATTTTATACCATGAAAGAGTAAGTTTATTAAATCTTAATTTGAAATTATCTTCAGCAGCTAGAACCAAAGGAGCGCCATAAACGGCAGTTGCTCCGTTGCCATTCACTGTGAAAGATGCAACTTGAAGAGTGGTTGTTACTTGTATTTCCTGACCATCAGCGCAATTAGTAACTAAAGGAAGAATTACTGTTCCAGTTGCACAGTTTACAGTTTGGCGAATTAAAGCCCATTGATTTGTAGAATCATCAGGAAGAGTAATTGTAAACCCATCGGCAGGAGTGCTTATGGTTGTAACGACTGTAGGAGAGGTGAACGTATTCCTGAAATAAGTCATGAGCGTAGTCAATGACATTTTACGAGCATCACCATTTGACGAGCTGTAGATAGGCAATAAATCGCTACTTGTTGCAGTGCTTACGGCTGGAAGTTGATTAATAGTTGGCATATCGGTCCTAATTATACTCTAAGTCTCCCTCTTGTCCAGATTGAACAGGATCAGAAGGTGCGGGGAAAAATGGATTGTTATTATATCGCCAAGGTTTATTCCCTGAACCTTTTGACATCGTCTCTGGTAGTTGCATGACAGGAGGCATCGCGGCTCTTTGCATCAAAGTATTGTAGCCTTGTTTAGCTATAACCTTTGTATCATGAGAGACTTGTTTGCCGTATGATGGCGCGATTCTAACAGCTAAGCCAGTAATGACGGCTTCATTTGCTGCATCTGGAACTGTTGACTCTGTATCTAAATCTGTATTCTCTGGACTGCCTGGCAATGGATAAGACAATCTTATGCCTTTCCCGTTCCATTCAGCAATCATTGAATCTAACCGCCTTACGGCTGATTGCAATTGAGCAGGGTCTAAGTCGTAAATATAATCAGCTATCCCTATTTCTTCAAATGCTGCTGTTACGAATTGGCGTTTACTATAGCTCATGCTTTTTTCTAAAAAATGATAGAGCTTGCCATGAAACTTTCATTTCTTTAGCTGCTTGTTTTAATCCAACTGTCTCTAATAGAGATCGTATCTTTGGAATGTTATTTTTATCAAGACTTAATACTTCGGTGACTTCTTCGGCTTTGGCTTCGATTTTGTCTTCTTTGGCTTCGATAACTTGCACATCTTCTTTGACCTCAATATCTGTAGGCGCAACGTAAGGAGTGCCAGGGTTATATTTTTGTTTCTTTACTTTATTCTTTTTAACTTTACCTATTGAAGAAGGTCCAGCTTTCTTTGCTGCTTCTTCAAGGGTAAGACTCCAGCCTCTATTTTCAAGATGCTCTATTTCTTCGTGCGTATTCGCTCCGCAGTAATCGTAGACGATTCCATAAGCGGCTTTGTGTGGACCTGGGCATTTGAATAATAGAACTGGAGACATATTTTACCTTAAATGAAAAAAGGGGAGGCTTATTATACCTCCCCAATTGATTAGGCTAGCCTGTAACTAACGAAAGTGTTAGCAGCAGTCTTGCGCGTTCTCCATGAAGAACTAATTAAAGTTAGAATTGCTCCAACTCCAACTAGGGTATGACCAGCAGCAGCAGTGACAGTGAAAGTTGAAACACCTGTATTAACTACAGTCCAATCAAAAGAATCACCAATAGCAAATTCAGACTCGAGGTCTAAAACTGTACCAGT